GCTATACTGAACCTCGTATGTGATTTCGTATATTGTTTCTGCCAATTTCTGTATTGGAACACCATGATTATATTGACGCAACAAAATAGAATTGAGTTCGCCAGTAATATCTTTTCTTGATTTTATAAACAAATTATCGCCCTCATCCGGCTCGCAGTCAAACCCCGGGTTGAAATACCCACAAGCTATTTTCCTTAAATTTTTACCGTCCTGTATAAGAGCAGACCTGTTTATATTCTGTTCGGGAAAGACATCGAAAGACAAACCATTTATCGAATACGTGTGAATCCATATATCTTCGGTTAGACATTTCTCGAACTTATCAATGTCGTTATGGTATTCTGTGACACGACCATCAACCACCCTCAAATTACCAATAGAGATACCCGCAACCACATATATGCCGGGATCTGCTCCAGCCTCCTCGCCTTCTGGTCTTACAAAATCGCAGATTATATCTCCGATCTTGCAAGGAATTTCCTCCTGATTGTAAAACTGATTACCCATATTATTTTTCCTCTCTTTCTTATATTTTTGCGGCGAGCATGGTTGCCCGTTGTGCATTATCATTCTTTTGGATTCCTCTTACCAGAGCATTTGAGTCTCCGATAAAAACGAATCTGCTTTTTGCCCGCGTTATAGCGGTATAAATAATATTCCGCGTAAGATTAAAAAACATCTGAGACAACGGCATAATTACGACCGGACACTCGGACCCCTGCGCCTTATGAACCGTTGTAGCATAAGCAAGGGATAACTCGTGGATGCTTGCTTTTGAATATACAACCTCGCGAGGAGTAGGAACCACGCGGCCATTAACAACCTCAAAATCATCATAAGAAACAATGATTTCCTTTTCTTCAGGATCTATTGCAACAACGGAGCCGACATCTCCATTAAACACTCCGAGATCGTAATTATTCATTTCCTGCATAACGCGATCGCCTACACGGAACACATATTGCCCGCTTTTATACTCGGCTTTGTACGGATTGTGAGGATTAAAGCGTTCTTGAATCATGTAATTTAATTCCACAACTCCGAGTTCGCCTTTTCTTGTTGGAGATAACACCACGATATCCTTCTTTGCCACCCCTACGTCGGATAGCTGCTCGATTGCATTTCCGATCAGCAATTTAATCATATCTACGTCGGGAGTATCGAAGAGAAAGAAATCCTGCTTCGTCCGGTCAA